TAACTTTTGATGACTCAACACCATAATACTCTGGATAACATTATAAATAGTAAGCAAGAAATACTTGTAACAGTAGATGGTATTGCTAAAATAGAAAATGTTGATTATGAAAACATCAACGGTAATATTATGTTTAAACAACCACCTGAAGCTGGTTCAGTAGTTAAAGTGTATAAGAGAAAAGAGAATAATGCCTAAACAAACGATATTTAGAGGAACAGTTGCCAATGATGGAACAGGTGATAATTTACGTTTTGGTGCTGAAAAGATAAACGATAATTTTACAGAATTATATACATTACTTGGTGATGGTTCAACATTATCAGCAGGTACTATTGTAACTACTACTGAAACACAAACTATTACAAATAAGACAATTGATGGTTCAAATAACACCATTACAAATATACCAGCGTCTGCCCTAGCATTTAATTCAATTACTATTGGAGATGACACTTCAACAAACTTTAATGTAGAGTTAGGTGGTAGTTTTGAAATAGTTGGTGGATCAGGCATTAATACTGCTATTACAAATAACAGAATAGAATTGTCCACAGACGGTTCAATTGTAACTGAATCATCAACTGACACATTAACAAATAAAACTATTGCTGCTGGTTCAAATACAATAACAGGTTTAACAAATACTAACTTGTCAGGTACGGCAGGTATAACAAATGCTAATTTGGCAAATTCACATATTAGAATAGGTGATGATTCTTCAACTAACTACAATGTTAATTTAGGAGAAAGTTTTGAAATTACAGGTGGCACAGGTATTACAACTGCTATTGATAATAACAGAATAGTATTAACAGCTTCATCTATACCAAATTCTTCTTTAACTAATTCATCATTTACTTTAGGTAGTGATTCTATAAATTTAGGAGATACAACAACATCAATTGCAGGATTAAGTTTAACAGGATCAGGAACAATAGATTTAACTGGTGCAGGTTCAAAAGCAAGATTTGATTTTGCTGGATTTGGTTCACTACCTGCTTTTGGAACATATCAAGGTATGTTTGCTTTTGATAGTGTAGGTAACAGACCTTATTATTCTTCAGGTAGTGGTTGGGTAAGATTATTAGATGAAAATGCTTCTGTGTCCGCTCATACAGATGTTAACATAACAGGTATTGCTGACGGATATATTTTACAATGGTCATCTTCAGATGGCAGATTTAATAGTGTAGCACTACCAAGTAGTCCAGTAACTATTAGTGATGATACATCTACTTCAGCAAGTTTATCAAGTTTAGGATTAGTTGGAGGAACAGGAATTTCAACTGCATTGGATCCTGGAAACAATACAGTTACAATAACTAATACAGGACCAACGGCAGGATTTGCAATTGCTATGTCCGTGGCGTTGTAATAAATATAAAGAGGATAAAAAATGGCACAAAACTTTAGAAGATATACCGCAAACAATGTCGGCACTAGTGCAGTTTCAGTTTTAGCGTCTAACAGTTATGATACTGTGATCGGAATTTCGGTTGCAAACACAACTGCTAGTTCTATTGCTGTTGACGTTTACATCAATGATGGTTCAAACGACATTTACTTGGTTAAAGGTGCACCAATTCCTAGTGGATCGGCACTTCAAGTAATAGACGGTGGGGCAAGATTTGTTTTACAAAACAATGATACTTTGTATGTACAATCGGATACTGCTTCATCTGCTGATGTATGGGTATCTGCTGTTGATGATATATCAACATAATAGATAGAAAGAATTATGGCGTATATAGGAAATAAACCAGCTGATGTAGGATTAGTAACTGCTAGCGATACTGCTACAGGTGACGGTTCTACTGTGGCATTTACAATTACATCTAATAGATCAGTTGATGATGTATTAGTACACGTAAATGGAATTATCTATACGCCAACAACTGATTATACTATATCAGGAACAACTTTAACTTTTGCTTCGGCACCCGCTGCTTCAGCAGAAATAGATTTTAGGTATTTACCAAAGTAGGAACATATGGGAATAATTAAAAGAAACTTTGCAAATAACATTTTAAGTACAGGTAAGTTTGACGCTACACAACTTACTGGAGATATTCCTACAGCAAACTTATCTGCTAATGCTCCAGCATTTGATGATAATAAAATTGTCAATGACTTATCTACATTAGGATTAAGAGTTCATACACAAGAAAACTTAACAGCGTCTAGTACCAATTCTCAATATGTTGATGTTTTCCAAGACTCTACAGGTTATACAAATGGTGCTAATACGGCTAGAAGTAACAATGAATATATTAGCTCAATAATAACGATAGAAGAAACTGGTGGAACAGAAACAACTTGGACAACTTTAAGCGAGGGTTCTTCTTACTTCAGTTTATCTAGTGGTACTCTTACATACACTCATAGTAATTCATATAACTTTTCTGCTTATAGGGACGCTGTATTATCAGGAAATTATTGGTTAAGATGGAAAACTTCAAAAGCATATTCTAGTAATAGTGCTAGTCCACCAGCAGGAAATGACTCACAAGGAGCTCAAGTAGGTATTGATTTTAATGACGCAGGAAGTAGAAATACAGGAAATTCAATTTGGAACAGAAATGATAACAACTTTTTTTGGATAGGTACAAAAGGTAACACAAATACTGATAATAGACACGATTATATGAGAGGCACAACTAGACAAGCAACCTCAACTGGAGATGGCGATAATTCAGAATATTATTATTTTGTTAGAGATACATCAGGAAGTGGAACATTAAAAGTATATAGAGGAGATTATTCAAATTCTTCAAACTTATTACACACTTATACAGGATATAGTGGAACGCAAACAGACGCTTTTGTTTTTGCTGTTGGTTATCCTGGTGGTGTGAGTACAAATACTAATGATGTTATGTTCACAAATATTTCTTACAAATCTGGAATGACACAATTGGCAGGTGGCACAACATCTAACGCAACAGGTAACTTTACTTGTCCAGCAATTACAGCAGGCTCATCTACTTCAAAAATGGGTGCAGTAATAACTTATCAGGACCAAGCAGGAACAAATGCTCTAAATACTGATATAGTATTACAACTTTCAGCTGATAACGGCAGTAACTTTTCTACTGCTACATTAACAGCTTTACCAGATTTTAGTTCGGGTATTAAAATGGCCAAAGTAAATGATTTATCTGTAACTGCCGGAACCCAATTAAAATACAAAATTTCATTCGCTAACCAGGCTCTAGGGTCTAAAGAGGCGAGAATCAGAGGAGTTAGTTTAAACTATTAAGATATGCCATTAACAAGATTAAGAAATCAAAGTGCTAGTATCATAACTTCAGGAACATTTGCTGACGCTAGAATAGCTGCGTCTAACGTATCTCAACACGCTACTTCTTTTGATGATAATAAAATTGTCAATGATTTATCAACACTTGGTTTAAGAGTTCACACACAAGAAAACTTGTCGGCGTCTAATACTAACTCGCAATATGTTGATGTATTCCAAGATAGCACAGGAATTACAAATTTAACTAATGCTACTAGAAATGCTAGTGAATATATTGATACAAATACTACATCAACTGTTACTCCAACAGTATCAGCTTTAACTAATTCTGGTGGTGCAAACAATTCGCCAACATTTACAATTAATAATACAACAGGATTAATAACACACGACCATACATCAACTACTAGAGATTATGACGACAATGATGTTTATGGTGTAAGAATAGATTTAGGAGAAACAAAAACTATTACATCAGATTTTTATCTTCAAATGACAGATATTTTTGACGATTCTGGTAATGCTAATATGGGAGTTTGTGAATTAAATATTTCAACAGGTGCAGGAAGTGGATATTTATTTGGCTCTGGTGGAATTACTCCAAGTGTATATACAAATGCTAATGGTGGAGGTTGGTCAACTTTAGGTGGTGATGGTTCATCTGCATTTTATGACCAAGTTAGAGATTATGATGGAATGTATGTCAATGGTAGTAATATGAACGCAATAATTCGTTATAGATGGACAGAAAATTCTGGAACTGTATCAGGAAGATATATTGATGTAGCTTTTACAAATACTTGGGGAAGACCAAAAACTTTTAATCTTCTTCATAATGCAACTTCAACAAATGTAAATCCTGGTGGAACAAATTTAGGAATTGAAACATCAACAAGCTCTTTTAACGCAACTGGCTCATTTGAAAGTAATGCAATATCATTGGCAGATAGTTCTTCAATTAGCTCGGCAGGTGCAGTAATAACATACCAGGATCAATCTGGAACAAACGCATTAAACACAGACATTGTTTTACAAATTTCAGCAGATAATGGAAGTAATTATACGACTGCTACATTAACTGCTTTACCTGATTTTAGTTCAGGTATAAAATGTGCTAAAGTAAACGATTTATCAATCGGTACACCAGGCAGTCAACTTAAATATAAAATTTCATTCGCTAATCAATCAAGTGGCGTAAAAGAGGCGAGGATCAGAGGAGTATCACTTAATTATTAATTATGGCATTAATAGGAAGAAATACAATTACAGGAAATTTTATCAAGTGTTCATCACTTACACCTGATGGTTCTACAACTACGTTTACATTAACAAATGCTACAACAGGTGATAATGTATATCCAGGTAGTCAAAATAGTTTATTAGTTTCTGTATCAGGTGTTATTCAAGCACCAGGTGACGCTTTTACAATTAATAATAATACAATTACATTTACAGAAGCACCAGGTTCATCGGATACAATTGACTTTGTAATTATATTAGGTGATTTAGTTGCTATTGGAACACCTTCAGATGATACGGTAGATACAGTACATATTAAAGACAGCGCTGTTCATAATACAAAATTACAAAATTCATCTATTACAATTAATGGTTCAAGTGTATCTTTAGGTGGTTCAACAACTATATCAACTATTGATAGACCAACAATTACAACTTCAAGTGCTGTAATAGCACCTGATACAAACACAACATTTAGTTTAGCAGGCACAAATTTCGTATCAGTACCAATTGTAGAATTAATTAGTTCTACAGGTGCAATAACAAGAGCAAGCGCTGTTACATTTAACAATTCAACAAGTTTAACGGTAACTACAAACTTATCTGCTGGTAATTATTTTGTAAGAGTAGAAAATAATGACGGTGGTGCAGTAAGAAGTTCATCAGCAATTTTAGCTGTAAGTGCGGCTCCGACTTGGTCAACGGCTGCAGGTAGTTTAGGCACAATAGCTTCTGGTGCAACTGCTTCATTTACTTTACTTGCTTATGATGATGATAGCACAGCAGTATCAACTTATACTTTAGTATCTGGAAGTTTACCTGGTGGATTTACTTTAGACGGTGATTCATCTATCGGATCAATTTCAGGTACAGAAAGTGGTGCTACATCAACAACAACATACAGTTTTACGATAAGAGCTACGGATGCTCAAAGTCAAACAACTGATAGAGCTTTTAGTATAACGGTAACAACAGGTGCTTCAGGAGGAGGACAATTTAACTAATGGCTAGTACACACTTAACATTTACTAATGGAACACCTACTAATAATGCAAAATTCACAATATCTGTATGGTCAAAAAGAAGTGGTTTAGCTTCTTCAGATTATATGAATATTATGAACTCAA